AATTCGTAGACCCGGTGGCCAGTATCAACCTGTACAGACTAAAGAAGGTGAACAACCGCCTTTGATTATTACTAGGGCGTTATCTTATTCATATAAAAGTAAAACTCGTGAGGTATATCGTGCATGTCATGTGAAATATACTAATAAGGATAAGAAAACTGTGATTGAGGATACGTTTGAAGATCCAGACCGTAAGGGCCATACGTACCTTGCTGTATTAGAGGTCAATGAGCAGGTAAAAGACAAAGCGGAGGCAAAGAGATTGGCTAAAAAGAAGCTAAGAGAAGCCAACAAGGAAGCCGATACAATGTCTTTTAGTTTCCCTGGTAATCCTCTTATTATGGCATCAGTTACGGTTAAACTCGAAGGATTTGGGGTATTCGATGGTAATTATTTAATTACGAAAGCAACGCATACATTAGGGGCCAATTATTCAACGTCGATTGATGTAAGGAGGTGTTTAAATGGCTACTGATATATTATCTGCATTAGCAGATATGATATTCATTGGAAATGTTTCAAGTACAATTCCTGAAGAAGGTAAAGCCGTTGTTACACGCCTAGATAGAGAAGGTGTTGTAACGGCGCCATTATCTGTCATTAATCGAGGTGCAGCACATGATAAGGACTATTGGATGCCGGCCATAGATGACCAAGTATTATGCATTATGCTACCTAATCGGTCCGGACGTGGTTTTTCCGATGGATTTATCATTGGTACATTCTTTAGTAGTGCGGATCCAACTCCAGACGGTGCTGATAATGGGAAACGTGTGCTCACTGTTCCTGGTGATATGACCCTTAATATTGGTGGTACGCTGTTAATTAATTCAAGTGGTGGTGATGTGGTGGTCAATGGTATTTCCTTAGTCCATCATGTGCATGGTGGTGTAGAGTCTGGCGGTTCTACAACATCAGGACCAGTATAGGAGGTATAGATGTATATCGGTTATTTAGCGGATATAGTGTTCTATACCGCATTAGATAATGTTCTTACTGTATCAGATGTAACACGTTCAGGCAGTGCTAGATGGGAAAAGCATAGTTTAATGCTAGAAAAACCGGTTAAACAATTCAGTGGTCCTGACGTGGAACAAATTACATGTAAGATTCTTATTTCTTCAGCGCTCGGACAATCTCCAGATAGTACTGTTAAGAAACTGCGAAAATATCGCGATACGGGGGCTGTATTGCCTTTTATTATTGGTGGTAAGCCTGTTAGTCAAAACTACTTTGTAATTATGTCTATGAGCGAAGATAGCTTATTCACAGATGCTTATGGCAAGACTCAATCTATTGAAGTATCACTAACTCTTGAGGAATATCCAGACAAGAACACAGTAGAAGAAAAGTCCATGCTTAACCAATATGGTCAGAAGTTCAACAAAGTTAATACGATATTGCGGAGGTTCTAGCCATGTCAGCAACGTATGAAATTAAACCAGTTACGGACAATAGGATATCGCTAGCACCTGAAAGTGAAGTCGCTGAGATTTTGCAGAATGTGCAAACGATTATTTCTACTGTTCGTGGTAGTGTGCCACTAGATAGGGAGTTTGGTATTGATGGTCGCATTATTGATATGCCTATTCATCAAGCACAAGCGCATCTATCTAATGACATATTCCAACAAATTAAACGGTACGAACCACGTGCCAAAATTAGTGATATATCATTTACCGCCACACAAAATGGTGCGTTGATTCCGAAAGTGATGGTGACTGTATGAGATTATCTGATTTACCGAATGTTGAGTTCTTTAACACAGATAAAGAACACGTTCAACAGAAGGTATTTGATATTTACACAACAATAACAGGGCGAACCTTGGGAGAGGGCGACCCTGTTACTTTATTTTTAAATGTAATTTCGGAAATTATTATCCGACTATTAAATGATGCAAATTATGCAGCTAAACAAAATCTATTAGCCTATGCAGAAGGTGATAACTTGGACCATGTTGGAGCGGTGCCTGCTGCCGTTGAGCGGTTACAGGCAACAAAAGCGACTACAACTATCCAAGCAACATTGTCAGCAGTGCGTACGAATTCTGTCATTATTCCAAAGGGTACAAGGATATCCACAGAAGATGGTGAATATTTTGCTACGGTTGAGGATTTGGTAATTCTACCAGGTCAACTCAATGGATACGTAAAAGCAGAAGCACAACGTACAGGCGCACAAGGTAATGGGTTTAAACCAGGTGAGATAAGTACAATTATTGACCCTATAGCATATGTGGATACGATGAGCAATACTACATTATCTGAAGGTGGTTCTGATACGGAAGATGACGAAGCCTATCGTGAGCGTATTCATGAGGCTCCTGAATCGTTTTCTGTGGCAGGGCCTGAAGGTGCCTATGAGTATTTCACAAAATCTGCATCACACCTTGTGGCCGATGTAGGTGTATCCTCTCCACATCCTGGGGAAGTTAACATTTACCCATTACTATCTGGTGGTGGTATTCCAGGTGAAGAATTGCTCAAGACTATTACAGCCTATTTGTCTGATAAAAAACGTAGACCTTTGACTGATAAGCTCACTGTATTAGCACCTACTACTACGCAATATAACATCGACGCTAAGTATTACATTGAAAAAGGCGCTGATGCAACGGTGGTAAAAGCGAAGGCAGATAAAGCGGTCAATGATTATGTAATATGGCAGAAATCTAAATTAGGCCGTGATATAGTGCCTAGTCGATTAGTGCAAATGCTCATGGATGTATCTGGCATTAAACGCGTTGAAGTAACGGCACCTGTATTTACTCCAATTGCAGAACAAAGTGGTGTTGCAGTAGCCAATACAATCGTCGTAGTGTTCGCAGGAAGTGAGGAAGAATGATACGTGATAGTAAGTATACCAGCGCGGAACATCTTCCCTCCTCAATCGACAGGGAGCCAATTAAGGCCATTGCTAAAACGTGGGATGAAACGCTAGCTGAATTCATGAACACGAATACGCTGTTATTGTGGTCATCGATTGATACTGAATCAGAGAGTGTAATTGATCACTTAGCGTACCAATTACATGTAGATGATTATGACAGTGGATTACCAATAGCAACGAAACGTGAATTAGTAAAGAATTCAATTGATATTCACCGCCATAAAGGTACACCATATGCGGTTGAAAAAGCCGTACAAACTGTATATTCTGATTCGAAAATAGCAGAATGGTTCGAATATGGTGGTAAGCCTTATTATTTTAAGGTTACGCTCATTACAGCACCATTAACAGGTGAAGCGGATATTACTAAACTTGTACGAGCTATTAATACGGCCAAGAATGTACGGTCCTGGTTAGATGGGATTGAATTCATTCGACGAATTAACTTCAATAAGTATTTCGCCGGGTGGTGCGGTGTATCTAAGAAAGTGAATATTAAATGTGATTTCACGAATGCATGGCGTATTAATTTAAATACCCATGTAACGTCTTACACAGTTGAATCAAAGAAAACGAAGATTAATGTAGCGCTAGATAATAGCGTTAGATAGGAGGAATATATGGCAGAATGGTCAAATGCAACCATGACTGATGTCGGTGCCGATTTGCAAGCAAAGGTAAATGCAGGTAAAACGAAACTGACATTTACTAAAATTAAAGTCGGTAGTGGTGTTAATGCAACGAATCCATTGGCACTGACTGATGTACTCTCCTCTAAATGGGAGACTACTAATTTCGTAGTTAAACAAGAAGGTAAAATCGTAAGCGTTGATACGTTCATTACTAATAACGGCATTACGGAAGCTTTCCGTATGTCTGAAATTGGATTATTTGCACAAGATCCAGATAAAGGCGAAGTATTGTACGCATACCTTACAGACCCTGAACCGGACAGAATGCCGGCAGAAGGTGGCTCTGTAGTTGTATCCCAAGAATTAACTATAGGGATGGTATTTAGTAATACAGGGAACGTATCGCTAACTGTTAATATGGGCGCGTTAGTAACGCATGAGCAGTTAACAGAAGCAGTTAAACAACATAATGATGATGCAAATGCACATGGTGGTCTGCTTCAGAATTTAAAAACTCAATTAGCCACTCATAACACAGACATTTCATCTCATCCAGCTATTACGGCTATGATTGCTAAAATCCTTGGTGCGACTAACTGGCAGGAAAATCCAGCCGCTACCTTAAAAGATATAAAAAATCTGCTAGGAATGGGCGGGATTGTAGCTCAAAGGCTTGAGGAGAACGGCTTTGTGAAGTTTGCCAATGGATTCACTATCCAATGG